AAATATAACTACGGTAAGAAGTTTAAGAAGAATGGAAAGATGATGTGTTACCGATATACCAATCGGAAAAAGTCATCTAAGAAACTTGTTGCTTACCGGAAGAATCGACGATGATGTACGCGCGCCGAAGCATCTTACCCACACCTGAGTGGGTTGGCGATGGTTTTCGGATAGACATACCCGGATCTTATGTCTTGGAGTGGAGATTGAAGCATGCTCGAGATCGGATTAGACATCGTCGTGAAGTTGGTCGCGAAGTGATCCCCGTAGCTACGGGTGTTACTTTTGCAGTTGCTCCTTACATTGCTGGAGCTGCAATTGTGGCCTTTGCCCCTCCATGGATGAAGCCACTTGGTGTTAGTATGATGGTTCCTACAGGTGTAGGAGAGATCTTTTGGTTTGGTGTTGGATACGGAGTAGGTAAACAATTCCAACAACATATTCCTGATTGGATGTTGTGACGATTAGTTTATGTAACAAGTGGTGACGCGTCGTGACATGCACGAGGCTGAACCCTTACTGTATTGGAGAGTGAGACGTAATGGCGTCTGGAAGTTCGAACGTGCGCGGTATGTCCGCGTCTCTTTGCCCGGTATTCGAAGTCTTGACCACGGAAATACCTACACTGTTGAACCGCCAAAACCTTGGAGGTTGTGAAAGTGAGCGAAAGTGAACGCGAATGTGTTTGTGGTTATCAGGGGGACCATCCCGATCAGTGTCAATGTCAATATGACGATTGGCCAGAGACTGAGAATCGTCATCAGTCCTGTGATTTTTGTATGGAGAAGCCCGTTTATGTTGCTATCAATGATGGGCTTTGGTGGATTTGCCGTGAATGTTATGCTTCACATTATGGCGGTGAGGAAGAATGACTCACGATATTGATGATTTGTTAGAGCTTATCAAGACGCTCGAGCTTCGTATTATTGAACTCGAGAATCAACGACGCCTGATCATGGATGATTCCATTGTTCAGGATCGGTGGTATTTTGACTATTAATTATCCGTTGAAGCTTATGAAGTGTCCAGAACGGATGAATGTTGAAGTTGATACTCGTCCTATTGACGAACAGTATGTTCCACGTCCGAGCTCTTTTGGGGTGTGGAAACGTCCGCTTCCTGTGGAACTGGGACCATCTTCTTGTGAAGAAATTCGGGAGTATCCAATGCTCCCTCAGAATTACCTCTATTATTGGTGGTATCTTCACTGATTAGGATCCCCGGCTACGCGCGCGCGCGTATGCGTGAGTGCGCGCACAAGTTGAAACAGGTACTATGAACCCTGTTTGCCGGTGGGTACGAGTGCCCATACGAAGATAGGGAGCCCGAGTGTAGGTGGCCGGGGAGGATTCTCAATATGGACGGAAGAATTTTAGAGTCTATTATGATGGAGAAACTCCATGGCTAGAATTCAAACCGCTGAGAAGACTTTTGTCTTTGATCTAAATCCCCTCAATGAGGGAGTTATAGTTGGGCAGGGCACTTATGTGGATCTAGCACAGGTGCATTCTCTGGTCAACAGAGTCTCGGCACGTCAGGGATTCGAGTATGTTGTACAATCGATTGAGATTGGTGTACAGGCAGGTGGAACCTTCAATGCATGCATTATGCGATTGCCTGAACATTGGCCGTGCGTCAATGCTTGGGAGAAAACCATGCGTCTATGGTTGGAGCAGCAGAATGAAACTGCGGAAGAAGCAGGTCTTGAATCGACAGTGGCACGCTATCGAGATTTCAAGATACATTTTGATACTGATCATATTACAGCCGGGTTCGGCGCCAATCTGATCCCTGCTGGATTTAAGTTGGATGATCCAGCATCGACAGTCGATGCCTATGAGTGGGATCCATCCGTTGTAGTTATTCCAAACGACGCAGTTGTTGGTACTACTACTGAAGTAAGCTTGATGATGCTTGGGGATGATGTTGGTGCTAACCGTGCTGGTATGATTAAAGCGTATGCTGATTCTCGAGCACGACCCCAAGTTCAAGATCCGAATATTGTTCAAGTCGCAACTGGTGGCTTGTTCGGAGAGATGTTCGATGTTGGTATGGATGATGAAACGATTGTTGATAACTTCCAAGACTCGAACAATGAACCACCTTATCTGATTTACAAAGGTTCAGCTGACGAAGCTTATCCCGGTGGTTCTTTTCAGGGTGCATCTTTTGGTTCTCAGTTGGATGGACAGTTTGTCGACATCCTTGGCGTCAATGCTGGACAGAATTACAACTCTGATACCTGCCCCGGTTTTGTAGCTCCGTGTGGATTGATTAAGATCAATTACCATGCGACAGGTGTTAGTCTTCCTAGCCCTTCGCCTGCAGGAGGTATGCCATTCGGATTGTGGATGAAAATTACACTCGCTCCTGGTAGTTACAAGGGCGTGCTTGCACAATCCATGCAGGAGGCAAATTGAATGAGTATTCAGGCTCCTGATGTTATCGAAGTGACCAGAGCTGCACAGCTCATTACCTTGGTCAAAGAGAATCAACTCACCACCGCCTTGGTCTGTTTCCTCCTTTGGCAGATCGGGGCCCTTGCCACTGCTCAATCTTATGCGAGTGGGGTGATGTGTTAATGGCGAAATATAACTACGGTAAGAAGTTTAAGAAGAATGGAAAGATGATGTGTTACCGATATACCAATCGGAAAAAGTCATCTAAGAAACTTGTTGCTTACCGGAAGAATCGACGATGATGTACGCGCGCCGAAGCAT